AGCTTATTCTTAATACACCACTCTCCGTAAGTAGACTTAGCACCCTTGCTTAGCTTACGTCTGCTATTCTCAAAGACAAAACGAATGTCAAGAGTAGGGTGCTGCTTAGCTATCGCTAAGTGTTTACGTCTATCGGAGGCAGTGAACAAGCCCTTAGCTTCAATTATAATACCATTACTCAATATAAAGTCTGGAGTATAGGTGCGGTAGGCTAGGTCTTCCCACTCAATCTTAATGCTCTCGTAGCCATACTTAACTTTGAGGTCATCAAGATATTGAGAAAGCTTTACTTCTAGCCCACTGCGATACCCATACTGTCGTGCCCTACTATATGCAGAATAGTTACGCAATTATTTATACTCCTCTGCTATAGTTATATAAGGAACCATCTTTGGTTCTTTTGCTTTAGATGCAAGGGCAGGACGTTCTTCAAGAGTAGGCCAACAAGTAAACCGATACGCACAGAATATACAATTATTATTTAGTACTGTATTTCCTGTAGGTTCTCTTCTAAATGTTTCTTCCTCTGGTTCAAAGCACCGTTCAAACTTATTATCTTTCATAGTCTGTACGGTATCTTCTATCTTACCTATCTCTTCGTCAAGGTCCATGTTAGCAGCAGAAACATATTTGAATTGACCATTGGCTTTGTTAACCACCCACCAACCACCGACACGTTTACCAGATGCTTTAGCATACCCGGCAAGCTGACCTACATAGCCGAAGCCATCCTTGGCAGCCAGTGTTTCATAGGACTCAAACTTATTTTGATACGACCAATTAGATGCTGACTTCACATCGTCAACAGCACCATCGATAACAATATCGTATGTTCCATTGATGTCTGTGCCATCATCCAGACTAAGTGTAACCTGTCCTTCATCTTCATATGGTACTCCTGCTTCTTTTAGTAATCCCTTGAAGACAGCTTCTACAATGTCTCCAAGCATCATGTTCATTATAAATGTAGTCGGGAACGGCAGTGCCTTTTCCTTGTGATTTTTCTCGAACCACAGCTGACAAGTGGGGCGACCCACGTTAGACATTCTCAGTCTGAAGTCGCCCCTTGTCTTACCGCTACCGAACTGTCGCCTAAGTGCATCAGATATGTCATCAGCCACCTGTTTAATGGTGGTGTCAGCCATAGTGGTCTTGCCTTTGACAGCATTCTCCATGTATTGATGCAAAGCTAGTTCAGCAGGATGGTTCATTATGCTACCCCTTCATCTAACTCAATTTCAGAAAGGCCATCAACGATTGTGGTATCATCAGCATCATTACGCAGCGTAGACTTTTCCTGCCATGAATTAATAATGTATTCGTTGTAGTTCTGTACCCACTGAAGGAAGTCTGTAAACATTCCTTGTTCTTTCTGGGTAAGCTCCATAGTCTTAGTGACATCGAGAGACACTTCCGGTAGATAGAATACTGCACCGGTAGGAATAGTACGCTTCTCTGTAGTAGCAGTAATGATATGCTGTACAGGAAGACGTTGCATCTTAGCCAACTGAGTGAAGGCAGCACCAACAGTCTTGAAGGCATCACGGTTATCAATCTCCCAGATGAATGGGATTTCTTCCGTAGTTACTTCAACACCATTTACATCAGTAGCATTGACAAGCTCAACTGTACCAAGCACTACACGAACACGCTTGATTTGCTTAAGCAACTCTTGTGTCTTCTCAGGTAGGCTTTTAAAGTCAGCAATATAACCTGCAGGCTTACCACAATTGAAGCCTCCATCGTTATCCTTTAAGTCAATGTTTAATGTATCTGCCATGACAGTCTTAACGTAACGGTTCTTTGCTCCATCAAGCCCACGTATAAACCGCTTATACATAAAGCGTTGTAGGAAAGGACGCATCTTAATTGATTCCGCATAGTAGGTTGGGCCGTCTGGCATTTCCACTTTGTATGTGCCACCCGCTACAACTTCCATGTTGACCGTCTTGCCTTTAACTTCAGCCTCACCCATTACAGGTGAATGGTTAATGCGAAGTCGTGCAAGAGTGCTACCCTTCTTACGTTGAGTACCACCCTCATTTGCAATGCCCATTGCTTTAGCCATTGCTTTGTAGTTGTTTGTGTCGATAGTTGTTAGTTCCATAAATTATACTCCATCATTTGAGTTTCAAAGGTTATTAGTTCTAACACGAAACGTCCTTCGTGTCAAGCCAATTGGGTCCGATTTTTGCTTCTAGTGCCAAAGGCACATTGAATGACAAGTCCCATCGTGTGTCAATCAATTGTATCAAGTCTCTATTAGTGAGACTAATTATATTTAGTACACTCCTTTCTTCGTTGGGATGAACATCTAATATGATGTCATCATGTACAGTATTTACTACACAACTTTCCATGTTGGTTAGTAAGTTTTCTATGTGCAACAATGCTATAGGTACAATGTCTGCTGTAGCAAATGATTGCACAGGATAGTTCTTAATCTGTGTGAAGTGAGATACCTTACCACGAGAGTTACGTCTCACATCAGGAAAAGAAAACTCTCTCCCGGAGGGTGTAACAATCTTACCTGTGTTGATAGCTTCCTTAGCTAGCTTAGCATGCCAATCAGCAATACCCTGATACTTCTGTGTGAAGTGGGTATAGTATGCTGCTTCAGCAGGTGTCCTGCCATAGCCGGTAGCTCCATATAGTGGTGCGAATGTATGTGCCTTAGCTTCTTGACGACTTGTCTTCTGTCCTGCATCACTAATAACTTTACTAGTATAGGCATGAACATCAAACCCTGTAGTCACTTCTTCAATGGCAACAGCATCCTGTGATAGATATGCAGCAGCACGAAACTCAAGCTGTCCGAAGTCAGCCTCAAGTATCTTACCATCAGTGAAGCGAGACACAAATACTTTCTTAATAGGAAACGTACCACCCCGTGGCATGTTCTGCATGTTAGGATTTGCACCAGACAATCTGCCGGTGGAAGTACGATGCTGTAGTAACCGTACATGTAATTTCCCATCGGCCTTAGTGTGTGTCTCAATACCTTCGACAAAAGAAGTTAGGTATGTACCAATGGCAGATAGCCTACGAACTTTTATCAGGAAGTCTTGTGTATCAACTAGACCTTTGGAACGTGCTGCAGTCTCAAGTAACTCTAGCTTCTGCTTTGAAGTTGAGAAGCCATTGGCACTAGCCCACTTAGCACTAGGCGGTTTGAACTGTAGCCCTGCCACCATGTTAGTATTAGAAAGAGTATACCCCTTACTATCACATACCTTACAGTGGCTAGGCTTTGCATAGTTCTCACCATTCTTCTTTTTCTTCCAGACCCTTCCGCTTCCCTTGCACTCAGTACATTGCTTAGCAATTGTTTTGTATACACGGTCTGTCCCTGTGTTAACCATAGTACGAAACGAACTAGCCCCCATGAAGGGGTCAATGCGACTGCCCCAATCAGGCTTGTCAATCACACGCCTACTGTATACTACGCTAGACAGTTGCTCCGGGCTATTTAGATTGATAGGCGTGTCACCCATCAGTTGCCTTATGTGTTTCTGTAACGCAGCTTGTAAGTCTGTACGCTCTTGCTCAAACAGTTGTCGCACTTCATCAAGCTTACTAAGGTCAACAGCAAAGCCACGTTGATAGATGCGGGTTAAGGTTTTACATATGTTATTAGTTAACTCCATAGTTCCTAGCAAACCCGTATTGATATCTTCAGATAGCCTACCATATAACTTGTCAGACAATTGTTGTGTAGCATGAAGGTCAGCAGACAGATACTCTGAAAGCTCAGCATGTGGAATGTCCCTAGTGCTATAGCCTTTCTTGAAGTACTCCTTCAAAGTATCTTGCTTCTTAGTATCCAATGCATACCGTTCAGCACAGGCTTCCAAAGACAAAGGTTCCTTCTGTCCACGTTGTAGTATATACTCACCAAGCATAGTGTCGAAGACATCACCATCATACTTGAACCCACTCTCCCATATCCATAGCAAATCATGGGCAGCATTGTGGCATATAAGAACAGTCGTCTTATCTAACCATTCCTGTACTGCAGTATGACCAAAGTCATCAGGCTCACACTCACTATGGTCAAAGGTAACGATGCGTTCATCACCCTTGTCAGTAAGCATACCTACCATAACTAAAGTATTGTTAGCTTCAAAGGGGTCAAGGTGTAGCTTACCATCACGATGCGTAACTGTATTCTCTACGTCTAATGTTAACTTCATCCCTCATACCTCGCTGTCAAGTAATCTAGTTCACAGTTTACCATGCCGTGCCAACCTGTCAACTTGTTCTTAACTATATTGATATGACGTAACGGGCTATCTTCATCCTGTCCCTCAACTGCCGGTGACTTACCAATCAGTATCATAAGGTCAGCTTCAGCAGCCTTACCTGTACGTGAGCCTTCCATCATGGATTGATTTAACTGTGTCCGACCTTCTGCCTCAGCGGATAGCTGTGACATATAGAACACTGCACACTCATGTGTCTTAGCAATCTGCCGTGCATATATAGCATTCGCTTTCAATGCTTCATCCTGTCTAGCAAAGCCACTAGTCGTAGCAAACTTGTCACCCATATCAAGTACAAGAATGTCAGGCTTATATGTTTTGGCTACTGACTCTACCCATGCCATGTCCCTACCAGATGCTTCTTTAATCTGGATGTTATTCATGACAGGTTGATACATCATCTTAGCCTTCTGCATATTGTCTCGTACCTCACGGGCAGACATACCACAGGCAGCTGTCAGATACCTAGCACCAACACGGTGAGTAGGCTCTTCGTTACATAAGACAATACACTTAGCTCCTTGTGAAGCGAAGCCACCGGGGGATGCAATAAGACTAGCGTGAAAGGATGTCTTACCTGTGTTAGGTCTAGCACCTACCTCAATCAGCTGTCCATCAGATACACCCTCTACCTTACGAGTAACAGGTGCAATGTTGAATGCCCACTTAGCCTCAAGCTCAGCCTTAGCCATCAATGTCTCAATAGTAATATCATCCCACTCAATATTTAAGTTGGGTGTGAAGTCATCACCATACTGTTCTAGTATGTTACGTAGTGCTTCAAGGTTAGTCTTGTCACCATTCACATAATCAAATCCAAGGTTAGCAATGTCTTCACCAACAACCTGTTGGAAAAGTTTAGACAATACTTCTTGTGCTATGTCACTACCCATAGGCTTTTCTTTTTTAATCTGCAGAAACAGACTAGAGTATGCTTGCTTCTGAGCAGTAGTAAGTGTGCGATTGTTTGACATGAACAATGCTTCCACCTCATCTGGTGTAACAGTACGTGTGTATGTGTCCATAGCACGGTCAACAATCTTCTTAATCTTTCTTACATCTTTGCTGAATAGTCTATCAGGACATCTTGCTCCACGATGGTCATCGTAGAAAGGTTTGTCCATGAGACTACGTAGTAGGGATAGCTCCATTTCATTTACTCCTTTGTTGGTTAAGGTTATTTAGTAATGCCATATCATCGGGGTGTCGATACTTTATGTCATCCTTTAGTCTTAAGACACGTACATTCTTTACATGTCCTCGTAATTCTTTAGCTATAGACAGGGTCTTGGGGGCAGCGTCAGGGTCTAATGCTATAACGGCTGTCGAGAAC